GAAGAAAAAGAAGGTATACTTTGAAGAACTGTTTTTGAGTAAATCTTTACATTTGTTCCTGAAGCCGCAAAGCATTTGCATCCTCTCTATATTTTGGACACTTCCAAAACTTTCAGCATCTAAATCCTCATGAAGAAACTTATGGGATCTGCCTTCAAGCCAACTTTCCAGTAAAGCTACAGTAGAATCTTTTGAGTCATTTTCGTAAAAATAGTACTCAAAATCATAATCTAAATCCTCTAGATCCTCTAGTTGACTAAGAGTTTTAGATAAATGCGGTTCGCTATCCCGCCACAAAGAATAAACGGCTATAGTATCTCTCATGCTAATGCATGATTATACTTTAAATCTCGTCTTCTTCAATAATCTCTACGGTAGAGGGGAGATCAGAAAGGTTTGCAAGCATCTCTTCTTCAGTAGAGAATCCTTCGTCATCCCAACCCCACTCAGAAAACTTTTCTTCGTCATCCCAAGCTATAACATCTTCAGAAGCCATAGAACTTACTGGCCGCTTAGACCAGAATTTACAACTCCAATAGCGAGGAGTCATCTTATCTTTAGCGGTATCACACTTGTGACGCGCCCTAAAGTTCCTACGACGATCTGGATCGTCACGCTTTATTTCCATGTTTGGATCTCCGAACTTAACCATTACAATATTACCTGTTTTAGGGTTTTTAACATAAACGCCAAATTTTTTCTTACCATCCTTCAAACGGAACGGTTTATTAAGGTTTTTCTTTTCAGCCTCAGTATATTCTAAATCTTCAGTGCAATCATCCTGCTCCCATTCGTTAGCACCCACCTTAACTAAATCAATGTGAGCCACATCGAACTCTATATGCTCAAAGTCAATAAAAGCTTCCGACTCTGCTTGAATGTAATAATCTTCTGACCCCTTAGCTACGTCTTGATCAGCAGCACGGTAGGACTTCTTTACTTTACCGCCTCTAACCATTTTAAGGAACATATTTACGCGAGCCATAGCCCACTGACCTCTAGTTTTTCCCGGACGGTGGCTGGAGGAGAAAGCCCCTGCACCACGACGATAAATCTTTTTAAGCTGCCCAAGAGTCACTTTTTTAGAATGCTTCTCATTATGTTCGGCTACTTTATTTTTTAAGGACTGGACGACTTTTGCAGAAAATGTAATTGAACCCCCTTTACCACCAGCAGAACCTTTCTTATTTTTACTAGAACCTTTCTTTCGTTCTGATGGTTTTGCAGGTGTTTGCGCTCCACTTTTTGGCCCACCTCGCTTTGCAGCTTCAGTTTGCTCCAAAAATTCTTTGATTTTCTTAGAAAAGTCCAATTCCATTGTATTTTTCTTTACACTAATTTTAAGTATAAATGAAATCAACCTTCGCAAGATTTACATTCCATAAGGGATCTAGCCAATTCTTGACTGGGATTTGCACTTCTTTGATAATAAAACCCTTTTAATCCACTCTCCCAACCAAAAATCATAAGCTGATTTACTTCTTTTAGGTTAGCTTTAGGGGCTATCATAAGATTCAAAGATTGGCCTTGATCTAAAAACTTCTGTCTTTGAGACGCTTGGATTACTATTTCTTTCTGAGTGATCTCTCCAAATGTCTTAAATACGTCCTTCTCTTCGACACTTAAAAAAGCTAAATGCTGAACAGAACCCCCAGTTTCAAGTATACTCATCCAAACCTCATTAGTGTCTTTACCTTTTTCAGCCAAGAGGGTTTTAAGGTATGGGTTTCTGTAAGTGAACTTCCCTTTAGCTAAATTCTTTACAAAGTAATTAGAATTAAGCGGTTCAATAGATGGAGATACTTGACCCAAAATGAATGAACTACTCGTAGTTGGGGCAATAGCTAGAGTCGTAGTGTTTCTACGGTTGTAACCCTCACAATATAAAGGGCTTCCTAGTAGTTTGGCAAGTTGTATAGTTGCTAGATCACTATGCTGACGGATCTTCTTGAAGATGTAACTGTTTTGCAGTTTAGCCTCCATACTTTCGAAGCTAATCATTTTACTCTGTAAGTAAGAGTGCCAGCCAAGGACACCCATACCTAAAGCCCTATGACGCTTTGCAAAATTATGGGAAGACTCCATAAATGGAATATTCTTAGTCTTAATAATATATTCCTCCATAACTGCGTCAAGAAACATTGTTAACGTCTCAATAGCATCTGTATCTACAATATCATCCCAATGGATAAGATTAAGAGAAGATAAACAGCAGACAAAAGATTCATCTTCTTTAGATGGTAGAGCAATCTCATTACAAAGATTAGAAGCATAAATCTTCATGCCTTTATCTTTATAGCAATCAGGAGCTTGGTTATTTGCTGCATCTTGGAAGAAAAGATATGGATAACCAGTCTCAAACCTTTTTTTAATGACTGAAGCCCATATCTGGCGTTTGTCAGAATCACCCCCTATCATTGATTTCATCCACTCATCTGTAACCGTTACAGCGAAAGACATCTCTTGGATTGGATTACCTTCGCTTCGGATACGCAAGAACTCTTTTACATCTGGATGCTCAATAGGGAGGTAAGCAGCGAAAGACCCACGACGTACATTGCCTTGAGATACTACAGAAGCGACTTTATCAAATAGCTCCATAAAATGGACAGCCCCAGAAGACTCACCTCCAGAATTTATCGGTGCGCCCCGTTCACGGAGGTCTCCAAAGTAAGCTGATGTCCCAGATCCATGCTTGGTTTGCATTCCAACCTCTGATTGTTTAGCTAAGATACCATCCATCCTGTCAGGCACATATACACCATTACAAGATATAGGAAGACCTCGCTTACGACCGAAGTTAGACCAGACGGGAGAAGCTAAAGAGTAAAAACCCTGCTTCATATAGCCTACAAACTTATTAGAGAACCCATCAATACCTAGATACTTTTCAGCAGTATCTGCGATATCACGAATCCTCTGCTCTGGAGTTTCACCATCTTTGAGGTAACCACGCTCAAGAAATACCCTTGAGTCTTTGTTTAGCCAATAATATTCAGTCATTTAAAACAAGTCTTCTTCGTTGAAAGTCTGTGAATTTTTTGAGTACTCAACAGGTCTAGAATGGAAAAAATCAGTGGCATTATTGCCAAGTAACTCCTCCTCAAACCAAATTGTATCTTTCAGCAGATTTTTGTCAACATCGAAAGCTTGTTTAAAGCCAATTTTTTGTAAAGAATCATTGATTCTATTTTTAATAAACTCTTTTAGGATTGGTGCATTAAGACCTTTTGCTTGAATACCATTGATCATCCAGTCAACGATGTTACTCTCAGCTTTAAAAGCTTGTTGAGCCTCATCAAGAATACGTTCCTCCAACTCTTCATCAAATAGTTCGGGGTGTTCATCTCTAATGGTGTTGATTATCTTCATCCCAACCAAGGCATGAACGTTCTCTTCGTTACGAGTATACTTAACTTGTTGATCAGTATCTTTTAGTACGTTACGATAACGGGAAAACCAATTTATGACGTAAAATTGGGAAAACAACGACACGTTCTCTACAAAAAGGGTGAATAGGATCAAAGCGTAAACGTATTGCTTTTTGCTATTCTTGTAAAACTTGTGTGTGTATTTCCGAAGATAGTTCACTCGGCCCTCGATAAAGTCGAGCTTTAGATTCTCCTCAAAAACCTCTTCCAAACCAAGGACTTCCAAGAGCCTCTCATACGCATTATTGTGAATGACTTCAACGTTAGCCATTACAAAACCTAAATCGCTAAACGATGGGTGCGGCAAATTGTCACCCAACTTACTCCAAAACTTCTTAACTGCTACCTCAATCTGACCGATTGCAGAGAGGGTTCTAACGATAATCTCTTTCTCTTGCTCATTCAATACCACGTTAAAGTCCTGCAAATCAGACGTAAAACTGAACTCTTTATCGGTCCAGAAGCCGTTATGCATTGCTTCGATAAACTCTCCTGCCCAAGGATAATGGTCAGGCTTACGCGATACTTGTTCTTGAAAAATCATGGTAGAGATAGTTACACTTTTAGAGCGATTTCGTCGCGTGTCGAGCGAAAATTTTTAATTTTTTTTTTGTTGACACGAATTTGAATATTCCTATAATACCGTTAACGGTCAAAATCCGCGAGGTTTCGTTTGCTTTAAAGTGAAACCTCTGGTAAAAGGAACGAATGAATAATATTAATATAATATATATAAAAATATTATAGATATAAAAATATGATATATACTATTAATATAATATATACGTTAATATAATATATTATAAAAAAGGATAAATGTTTTTAGTATTTTAAAAAAAGAGTTATGCAAACGGATCAAGAATTAATTGAAAAAGTAAAGAGTAGTAATGACAACGATAGTCTTGTCGAAATCATTAACAGACATTCAGGAGTTTATCACGGTATGGTGGAAAGGTTTCTCTCCGGTGATAAAAACGTTGAAGATAGAGATAGTATTCTTCTAGAAAAAGAATTTACAATATACAGTTCGGTGTTAAAGTATGACCCTACAAGAGGTGCAAAATTTGCAACTTACCTAGCTAATGAAGCTAAATGGAAATGTTTGAATGCGCTAACGAGGAATAAAAAATTTAAAAAATGCCCCCTAGATGATCTTCTCAAACAACCCGAAGATGAGGGCGGCTTCGAAAGCAATGAGAATTACGAGGTCTTTTCCTTATTTAAAAAGTCCTTAGATAAAGAAAAAGACGAAAGGGTTAAAAAAATTATTGACATGAGGTACAATAACGTATCTAATAAGCTTACACCTTGGAGGAAGATAGCTAAGTCCCTTGGTATGAGTATCCAAGGGGTAATTAATATCCACAATCGGTATTTATCTAAATTCAAGAAAGAATCAGAAAATTATGTATAATAATATTACAGCAGTAGGGTATCTTGTAAAAGATCCAGTCACACGCCAACTTAATGGCGGTAAGTCGGTAACCACTCTAAGGATTGGTATCTCCAAAAGTAATGCTAAAACTAAATGCTTTATTGACCTTGAGGTTTGGGACAAGCTTTCGGAAATAGCCTCTAAGTACCTTACAAAAGGTCGTGAATTCGTCTTTTCTGGTGAGCTTGCAATGGATACTTGGGAGAATAAAGAGACAGGGAAACCTCAATCGAAATACTTCATCAGAGGAAACGATATTCAATTCTTAAACTCTGGTAAAAAAGAAGATGGAAAATCTTCTGATTCTGATTCCGCTCCTGCGACCGCTACCGCTGGTCCAGTATCTGATGATGAGCCTCCGTTTTAATGAAGATTTTAGTTGAAGCTCCTATCAACTCGTTAAGCCTCGGTAATGTTTCTTTTAACATTATCCGGGAGCTTTTCGATAGGGGTTATGACGTTGGAATTTGGCCGACAGGCAATGTTGACCTAAAAGCTTACGATGCTGATGAAGATTTGGTAAAAAAAATCGAAAATGGTATCAATAATAGGTATGATTACCTTAGCAACAAAATACCAAGCTTAAGAATTTGGCATTTAAATGGCTCTGAGAGCAGAAAAAATCCTAATCAATATCTGTTAACTTTTTATGAATGTAATAAACCGACAGATATCGAGAAAAAGATTTATGCTTCTCAAAGTGAAACATTCTTTAGTTCTTCCTGCGCTTCTGACTTGTTTGGCGGCGTGTTCTGCCCATTGGGTTTCGACGAAGATTTCAAAGAAACAAAAAAAGAATACTTGAATGACATAACCCATTTTGGATTAATGGGTAAGTTTGAACATAGAAAGCATACTGCTAAAATTATTCAGACTTGGTTAAAGCAATACGGTAATAATCCTAAATATCAACTTTCTTGTTTGGTTAATAACCCTTTCTATAAGAAAGAAGATATGGATTCTACAATCAATGCCGTTTTAGGTGGAGAAAGATATTCTAATATTAATTTCTTACCTCATTTGGAAAAGAACTCAGAAGTCAATGAATTTTTAAATGCAATCGACATTGATCTTACAGGACTTTCTGGGGCAGAAGGTTGGAATCTGCCTGCTTTTAACGCAACTTGTCTTGGCAAATGGAGCATTGTTCTTAATGCCACATCTCATAAAGATTGGGCTACTAAAGATAACTGTATTTTGGTGGAACCTTCAGGGGAAGTAGAATGTTATGATAACATCTTTTTCAAGAAGGAGTCTCCTATTAATCAAGGAACTTTCTATGATTGGGAAGAGGAAGATGTGATAGAAGCAATGGAAAAGGCTGAAAGCAAAGTGGGACAAATTAACACAGAGGGACAAAAGTTAGCAGACAGGTTGACTTACAAGAACACTGTAGATGTCATTTTATACCGTATATTCAAGGATTTTGATGTGGTATAAAATATGATAAGGATATATTATGATTGATACATTATTTGATAACCTATTTGAAGATTACTCATCTAAACCTTATAGCACCATTAAAGACAAAGGGGACTTTTACGAACTAAAAGTAGAACTTCCCGGTTTCTCTAAGGAAGATGTTGAAGTAGAAGTTTCAGACGATTTACTTCAAATTGAAACTAAGCCTAAAGAATCCAAGAAGAGATGTTCGGTAAAACTTATGAAAAGAGTTTATACAGAAAACATAACTTGTAAAATGGATAAAGGGCTGCTTCATCTAGAGCTACCTAAGAAAGGGGTGGTTAAGCCTTGTAAGATCAAGGTTAATTAAACAGCGGGGGTGGAAACGCCCCCGTTTTTATTTATAATATAATATGCCTTTATACGCTTATCGCCATCCAGATACAGGAGAAGAGAAAGATATCCTTCAAGGAATGAATGATGAGCATATCTATATCGACGAGTTTGGTACTCAGTGGAAAAGGGTTTTTAACGTCCCTCATGCCTCAATTAACTCTAAGATCGACCCATTTAACCAAAGTCAGTTTGCTGAGAGTACAGGTTCAAAAAAAGGTACTATGGGGGATATGTTCGACTACTCAGCTGAAATGAGTCAGAGAAGAGCTGAAAAAGCCGGAGGAGTTGATCCAGTCAAGCAAAAGTATTTGGATGATTACTCAAAGAGAACTAACGGTAAGAAGCATCACTCCCAATCTAAAACTTACGAAAGTAAGAATGTAAAGGTCGAGTACGATTAGTTAGTTAACTCGCGGCTAAATGACAAGGAGTAAGTCATGCTGTCGTTTACATTCATTTGATAGGCTGCATTCTCTAGCCTGAGATCAGAAAATGAAAATGTATTTTTGAATGCTTCTCCTGTGTCCACTACTTCAACTTCGAAATTGTACACAGATTCATTGTTTATCAGCTGTGAAATCTCACCAGTAGCTAAACCAGAGACTAAAAACTCTAATTCCACTGATGAAGTTAATGGATATTGGACCTTTCTTCCATATGGGTAATTACTACCTAGCCCAAACAAATCAATTCTATTAATCGGTATATTGAATGAGAACGATTGTATACTTGCATCACCACTGATGGTAGAGCCACCAATCTGCAAATTCTGAAGAGTTATGTTTAATTCATTAGGAGAGCATAAGGGCGGCTTAAATCTATTTACTGATGCATAATCTCCAAACCCATTTACACTAGCGTCTTCTAAATTGACGCTCGCAACACCATTATTATTACCAGAGGATAGATTGATAGCGGGGATCTGTAGTGAATCAAAAGATCCTTGATTAACTGTTATATTTGAGCATTTGTATGAAGTAGAGACGACAGGTAAAGATCCTATCGAAAAACCTAATGAATAGTTAGTTAAAAAAGCATTACCGATACAAATCACTTCAGACTCATTGCCTAAAGTTGATATAACAGAAGCATCATTCACAATCATATCAGCCGCTCCATTCTCATGGTTGACTATATAAAAATTTTGATCTTGGTTATTATAACCACTAAAGAACTGTGACTTATCAACTCCCGTTTGATCGTTTATTAGACCCAACATATTTTCATTTAACATTGCTGGCGTGTAATAGTAACTAATAGATAAATCGACATCAGGCATTCTAGTTATCTCATTGATAGCTAAATCCTTAGATCCAATCTGCTTTGATTTCTGTCTTTCCTGAGAGAACCCTACAGAAACACCCTGCACGGCGCTCATATAAGCTCCACCCATCGAAGATCCACTTCTAACGGTAGTGCTAAAGGCTGGTCTTTTACCAGCTATAACAATAGCATTATTACTCTTTAAAATATTTCTAGCCATACTAAATTCCTGTTGGGATTACACCTAAAACGTCTTCTATTAAACTTACAGAAAAATCATGAGAATTAAAATGCTTCCAAGTATGATTCCATTCTGGGCAATACACAGATTTTGGTTGGTTATACACAGACTCTAAATCAACTCTAAACCTTCTATAACCAGCTTTATTCTCTAAGAAGTGGAGCATGGATTTTAGTTGCCTATCTGATATATCTTTAAACTCATAATTAATCGGGAAAGAGGCATTATTATCTTTAGTTTTAACTCTCTGCTTAAATGAATTCCTAAACTCAAGCTTTTCATTTTTAAAAGTTACATCATTTTGGAACCCAACGTCAGGCTTATAAAAGAATCTCTGGGACCAGAAAGACCCTTCTCCAGTAGGAGAGTTCTGGGCGTTCGATGTGTGGTCTCCAGTACAGTAATAAAAATTATTTAATTTATTCTGATTCACCCCAGTATAGACAACATCAAATTCATTATAACTTACTGAAGTGTCCCAGTCTCTAAATCCTGTATTTACAAAATTCATGCCTGACCAATTAAATATGTTTGGGGCTTGATCTATACTATATGATACAGCAACTTCATAGTGTTGATTATTAACGTGATTAATAGCATAATTATCTGATATACCAGACACATTTTGATATATGCCGCTATTATCAATATTGACCTCAAACATTTGAGTGCCATTTTTACTCTCAATAAAAGCCGCTAATTTACGAGCATTAGATTCATTTAAATCATACCTAACTTCATATTGAGCCTCTAAACTATTCATAGAGAAAGGCATCATATTAATTTGATGATCATCCACCTCATATTGAAACGTTTTGGATTTAAAGGACGCTTTAGACCCATACACAGGAACAAGGTTTAAAGCTGCGTAAGTTGACTCCACAGCTATACCCGAAATGTTTTGATCTCTATTATAAAATAATTCAGAACCCATGACCAATATAATTTAAATTTAAAATAGTAGAACCATTATCAGAAGCCGATAAAGACTCACTTACTAATGTAGCATTAGGAATCGACAAGGCTTGAATATCCGTTCCGTCCCTACCGTCAATATCAAAAGAAACAGTTTTGTTTTGCCTGTTAGTTAAGAAGTTAAAGGAACTTTGAGGAAAAGCTTCGTCAACCTCAATCTGAACTTGAGCCGAATACTCCAAAGGAGGGATGAATTCAACAGAAACAGGAGTTTCACTACCTATAGAAAAATTAGGCTTTCTACTGGATGTGATCGAGTAATCAAATCCAATAACTCTGTTAGTAGTAGAGTTGTCGCAAGTAATACTTATAGATCCTTGGGAAGGGATGTATATTTCACCAGTGCTTCCAAATTCACTAGGGTTCTCACTAGAAGATATCATCTCATTAAAAACAGATATTGAAGCATTAACTTTTGGAACAGATCCTACAGCACAGTTGACAGAATATGAGTTCAGGTATGCATCAGAGAATCTGTAAGAAACCCCCGCATATCTAATGTTACCCGTCATACTGCTCGACCCAGTAAAATCCAAAATAGGATCATTATATATAAGATGTCTACTGATAGACACTTTCTGCTCAGTAGCACCACCAACAGTTGTTAAACCCTTCCTTGACCCAAGGGGCTTAACTGTATTTGCGCTATTAGAATATGAAAAGTCTACAGAGCTGATACCGGAGAGTGCGCTACCAGCTATGTTGACATTTACTTCGTCATTTAATCTTGAACCTAACATTATCTTCTAAGTTGTCCTCCTAATCTTTTTTCATCCGCAATTACCTGCTTAACAGCCGTCTTAATCTTATCAGACAACGCTTTTTGTTGATCTGTAGAGTTTTGACCTTGCGTTTCTGTCTCTGCTCCATTCGATCCATTGATAGTAATATTAATATCTCCTGTTGATTGAGATGTCTCTGTTGCTATAATTAATTCGTCGAGCTTAGCGACTAAGTTTGTGTTATCACCAGTCCCAGCTCCAGAATTAAGAGCTTGTAGGTTACCTGCGCCAATATTTCTTGTGGCAGCGGCGTTCATTACGAACTCTCCACCAGAAAGCATTGCGGGGACTGTATCAACTCCACCAGCAGCAGGAATTAATCCTCCTGTAGCTTTTCTGATAAGGTTTTCGTTATAAGATCCATCAGGATTAAAAGGATTACCTTTAATACCAGAGGAAGCGTTGTAATTACCAAAACCACGATCTTCAGCGCTTAATCCATCAATAGCATCATTTCCTTGTGCATCTCTATGTACTATTGGACCTGAATAAACGCTAGGTCTGGCAGATGAACTTTTTGGTGTGAATCCTGATCCAATACTGCTAGGACCACTCTGGAAACCTCTCCCTGTAAATAAATTAGATAAACCTCCATAAGATTGACCAGCTATATTATTACCTCCAAAAAGAGAACCTTTTAATCCAGCTCCAAACTTAGTTCCAAATGACCCTTCCGTTCCTGAAAATCCAGCTTTAAATCCAGCTGACATAGATTTAAACCCCGCGCCGACAACAACGCTAGCTGCTGCCGCCGCTAAAGACTTCATCAACTGCTTCTTCGACTCTTTCTTTTGCCTTATAGCTTGCTCTTCAGCAGCCACTTGGCTAGCGTACAAATCAAAAGCTTGTTGTTTTGCACCTTGAACTTGCTGGAACTGAGGGCTATTTCTCTTACCAAACATACTAAGTCTACCGCTTTCTGGGTCGAGAAACGCCCCATTGCTAGTAAGAGTATCTCTACCCATAGCTATTGGAGTTTGAGTGGCGAAAGAAAGAAGGTTTCCTGCTCCGACAATCGCTCCTGCTCCGTTCATTCCCGGAGTGGTAAACATGCCTTCACGATCCCTGACTTGGCCCCCAGATCTGAATCCTTGCATAGAACCTGAGTTTAGTGAAGACATAAATCCGACACCATACTTTCTGACAGCCTTTTTGTTCATTACAAACTCGCCACCCATGAGCATCGCCGGGACATCATCTTTAGTACCTGACCCCCCTCTGATAGGACCACCTCCTTGTTTTCCAATTCCGAAACTACCTAGAACATCATCGACGGCACTTTTCATAAAAGCGCGACTCATTGTACTTAAGAATTCTGAAGCGACACCTAACAAAATATCCCCAAGATTCTCTCCTTTTTCGATAGCGTCTAACATTGCATTACCAATGTTATGAGCAAAGGAAAGAGACGCATCCTTTAGGCTTTCGTTTAACTGATTTGAATTCTCAAGGGCTGTGGGTATTGCTTCACCCATTCTCTTGAAAACTCCCCTACTCATTTGAATTTTAGCGGTGGCTTCTTCTTCGGTCAACCCCGCCAGATCTCCACCTTCATCTATTCGACCTAAGACATCAGCTTTTTGACGAAGACCAAAAGCTCTTCTGCCCAAACCAGCTCTTTCTAATGCGCCAGATCTTCCAAGTAAAGATTCTATTTGGGCTGAAGGCCCGATACGGGTTTCTCCTAAAACTTTAGTATTGTCTTTAAGAGCTTCTCTATTTATCCTTTCTTCTTCTATTAAATCATTAATAGCTTTTGAAAAATTATTCCTGACACTGTCAGTAGTGTCCATGAAGTCAGTAGCAGACTCTACAGTACGTAACTCTTTAATAAGTTCATCAAAGCTGGCAGCACCAAGAATGTCTTTTTGAACATTT